GATGACCTGTGCGGTCCCGCCGCCACGGTCGCCCGCCGCATGGTCGCCAAGGCCCGCCGCCTCAACGCCGATCCGAGCGTCCCGATGAAGCTCCTGCTCTACGGGCCGCCGGGTGTCGGGAAAACCAGCATCGCCGACATGGTTGCCGCGGAACTGGCCGGCTGCCCGCTGGCCATCGAGGAATTCAACGGCAAGCTGGTCACCGTCGAGGTGGTGAAGCAGTGGATGTCCTGCCTCAGCACCGGGTCGCTCTTCGGGGTCTACTCGGTCAAGATCATCAACGAGCTGGACCGCTGCACCCGCGACGCGCAGGACCTCCTGCTCAGCTACCTCGATCGCCTGCCACCGGGCCGCGCCGTGATCGGCACGAGCAACCTTCAACTCGACCTGCTCACCGAGCGGTTCCAGACCCGCTTCCAGTCGATCAAGCTCGGGGCCCCGACGACCGAGGAAATCGCCGACCTGCTCCGAAGCCAATGGCCGGTCGATGAAGCGACGGCGCTGCGGATCGCGGTCGGCAGCGGAGGATGCGTCCGGGCCGCGCTCGCCGATCTCGAAAGCTGGCTCGATGTCGGTGGGTGTTGACACCACCGGAACCGGCAATGGCCGATGATCCCAAAGCCCGCACCCTCGCCAACGGCATCGAGGTTTGGTGCAGCTTCGACAAGCTGGTCCCGGTGGGCGAACTGAAGCCCAATCCGCGCAACCCGAACACCCACCCGCAGCGCCAGGTCGAGTTGCTCGCCAAGAACATCCGCTACTTCGGATGGCGCCATTGCATCGTGGTCTCGAAACGTAGCGGGTTGATCGTGTCCGGTCACGGTCGGCTCATGGCCGCCAAACACCTCGGAGTGGAGGTTGTGCCCGTCGACTACCAGGACTTCAACGACGAGAACGACGAACTCGCCGTGCTGGTCGCCGACAACCGCCTCGCCGAACTCTCGACCGTCGACCTCAACGAGTTGGAGAAGATCGCGGGCGAATGGAAGGCGACCGACTTCGACACCATCCTCGCCGGCTTCGAGCCCGCCGACCTCGACGCGCTCCTGAATCCGGATGCCGACGAGGAGGATGACGAGGACGACGACCGGCACGACAAGGAACTCGACAAGAGCGAGGTCACCGTCGCGGTCGGGCTCTACCGGTTCCGCATCAGCCAGGATGATTTCGTCGCCTGGTGCGACCGCGTGAAGCAGGACGCCGGCTTCGACAAGGACTCGGTGATTCAGGAAATCCGCAACCGTCTCGACCTGTGAAGATCACCCTCGAACCGATCGACGCCATCCGGCCCTCGACCTACAACCCACGCTCCGCGGTCCCCGAGCGTCTCGACCTCATCGAGCTCTCCCTGCGGAAGCTCGGCTTCATCGCCCCGATCTTCGCCGACTCGGACGGCGAGATCCTTTCCGGTCACCAGCGTCACCTGGTCGCCGAGCGGATGGGAGCCACGCATGTCCCGGTGTTCCGGACCAAGGCGCTCGATCTCGACCAGCGCAAGGCACTCAACATCGTCTTCAACCGGGCGACCAACGACTTCGACTTCCACCACACCCCCGGCAAGGTGACCGCCGAACTGGAGTCGCTCGACATCCAGGCGCTTGCCGCCCGCATCCCCGACAAAGAGGTCGGCGGCGACGGCTTCCTGCGCTGCCTCAAGCCTGCGGAGGTGCCGGTGAAGGACCTCTGCCGCGCCAATGCCGGCCGCTGGATCCAGTATGCCCGCAACCTTGCCCGGACGCTCCACCGCCACGGCATCCTGATGCCCATCGTCTGCCGCGAAGACCTCACCGTCATCAACGGCATCGGCCGTCTCGAAATGCTTGCCGAGAAGAAGGTCGTCGATGCCCCGGTCGTGTTCGTCACCGAGGACGAGGCCGAGTTCGCCCGGGCCATGATGAACCTGCTGTCGATGGACTTCGACATCCACACCCGCTACGCCGACATGCTCCGGTTCAACTCGTTCCGGCGGGCGCGGCGGGTCCGGCGGGAACTCGGAAACGGCTTCATCTTCGCCACCCACGGAGCGAAGCCGTGCCACACCTTCGACATCGGCAAACCCGCCGACCGCGCCCGCTGGATCAAGGAACATGGGACCAGCATTCTCGACTTCGGGGCCGGCCACCTCACCGAAACGTTCCTCCTTCGCCAGCAGGGCATCGACTGCACCCCGTTCGAGCCCTACCGCTTGGGGCCCGGCGGCATCAACAAGACCGAGAGCGTCGAGTTGACCCGCGAATTCCTCGCCCAGGTCGCCGCGGGCAAGGAGTGGACCAGCATCTTCATCGCCAGCGTCCTGAACTCGGTGCCGTTCCGCGAGGACCGCGAGCACATCGCCTGCCTCTGCGCCGCCCTGTGCAAGCCGTTCACCAAGGTCTATGCCTGCGCGTCCTCGGCCGGTGAGTCGGGCTGGCGGCAGGTCAACGGCAAGGCGTTCATGAACGAGAGCAACGCCGGGAACATCGCGTTCCGCCTCGACTACGAACCGGGCATCCGGATCGGCGACTTCCAGGACAAGCCGAAGGTCCAGAAATACCACACCATCCCCGAGTTCCGCGACCTGTTCGGCCAGTTCTTCCGATCGGTGAAGGTCGACGACTTCTCGAACAACATCAACGCCGCCTGCGCGTCGGCCAGACCCGTCGATCCCGCGAAACTCCGCGCCGCCATCGAGTTCGAGTTTGACCTGCCGTATCCGGACGGCACCCGCATGGATCTCGTGCAATGCGCCATGGACGCCTTCTCCCAACGTCTTCAGACTGACCTGCTATGACTGCCGCTCCCGCCGACCCCGCCAAGATGGTGATCCTCCTCGACCTGAACTACACCTTGGTGGCGAACAACCCGGCCCGCGGCACGACCCCGACGCGCATGGAGGCGCGCCTCGCCGCCGAGGAATACCGCCAATGGCTCGTCGAGTTGGTCCGGCCGCATACCGTGATCCTGATCACCGCCCGACCGGCGACCTGGATGATGAGGACGCTCGACCGGATCGAGGAGAATACCGGATGGCGGCCTGACGACGCCTGCTTCGCCCCAAAGGGCTGGTGGAATCCGCCGGCCATCAAGGAGCACCTGCTCCGGAAGGACATCTTCCCGGTCCACGGCGAGGACGCCCGCTACATCGCCATCGAGAGCAATCCACGGACCCGGGAGATGTACGCCCGTTTCGAGATCCCGTGCTTCTGGGTGACGGAGGAAGGCACCTGCCTCACGGAGGGGACGCGGATCGTGAAGCGCCTGCCGCGTTGACACCCGCGACGCGGGCATGAGCGAGCACGACCACGTCATGCCCAAGGGTCCCTGGCAATTCGACCGGGAGGTGACCGCTGCCTTCGACAACATGCTCCAGCGGTCGATCCCGCAGTACAACGCGATGCGGATGGTCACCTTCGAGGTCGGCCGGCGCTTCGTCAAACCGGGGACCGCGATCATCGACATGGGCTGCTCGCGGGGAGAGGCACTGGTCCCGTTCGTCTCCATCTTCGGCGCGGAGAACGACTACATCGGCCTGGAGATCAGTGAGCCGATGATCGAGGCGGCCCGCGAGAAGTTCGCGAAGCACCCGCACGGCGACCGCGTCACCATCCAGCCTGCCGACCTGAGGCACGAGTTCCCCGGCGTGATCTCCAGCGTCGTGCTCTCCGTGCTCACCCTGCAGTTCACCCCGATCGAATACCGCCAGCGGATCATCCGACGGGTGTTCAACTCGCTGGCTCCAGGCGGTGCCTTCATCCTGGTCGAGAAGGTCCTCGGCGCGACCTCCGAACTCGACGACGCATTTGTCGACCTGTTCCTCGCGATCAAGAAGCAGAACGGCTACTCGGAAGCCGAGATCGACCGCAAGCGGATGTCGCTGGAGGGCGTGCTGGTCCCCGTCACCGCCCGCTGGAACGAGGACCTGCTCCACGAGGAGGGCTTCCGCTCGGTGGACTGCTTTTGGCGGCACCTGAATTTCGCCGGGTGGATCGCGGTGAAACCATGAGCAAGCGACGACCGCCCGAGGAAACCCGTCCAACGCTCGACCCGGAGGTGGCCGAGAAGATCCTCGACGCCGACTTCCAGAACATCGTCAAGAAGGTCGCCGCCGGGAAGCCCCTCACCGTTGCCGAGCGTGCCCGGATCGAGTCCCGGGCGGCCGGGAGCGCGGAGACGCTGGCCTACGCGAAGAACCTGGTCGAACTGGCGGCGATCCTCGGCGTCACGCGCCGCACGCTGGGCAACTGGCAGAAGATGGACGGTGCTCCCAAGGCATTGTCGAATGGCATGTGGCCGGTCGCCGACTGGCGTGAGTTTGTCAGGATTCGCGGGCTGAAGATTGGCAGGACGCCCGCAGGCCGGGAGGAGGCATTGAAAGCCCGGAAGCTCCTGGCCGAGGTTGAGGAACGGGAGCTGCGGATCGCCGTCAAGAAGGGCGAATACGTGCCGCTCACGAAGGTCCGGGAGGAGTGGATCGGGCTGGTGGCCCAGGCGACCTCGGTGCTGCGGGCAAAATTTGAATCGGAACTCCCTCCCGTGCTTTCGGGCATGGATGCAACCGGCATCCAGCGGGAATGCCGCAAGGCGATTGATGAGGTCCTGCGCTGCCTCCACGAGTCATGAAGGCGCTGCACGACATCTGGCGCGAGGCGTGGCAGCCGCCTGACCGTCGCCCCCCTTGGGAATGGTGCGAGGAGCATGTCGACGGCATCCCGTATTCGCCGAACCCGGGACGCTTCCGCTCGGAGATCTCTCCCTGGATCCGCGAGGTCATGGAGGCCATCGTCGATCCGCGCATCCGGCTGGTCTCGATCATCGCCTCGGTCCAGTCGTCGAAGACCACCGCCCCCGAGCTGACGCTCTGCTACATCATCTCGAACCTTCCCGGACCGGCGTTGTGGCTCGACCAGACCGACGAGGACGCCCGCGACTACTCGGAAGCCCGCCTGCAGAAGCTCTTCGACCAATGCCCGCCGGTCGCCCGCCTGATGCCCACCGGCATCCACCGTCACAAGCGGAAGAACAACGCGATCCACTTCACCAACGGCATGGTGCTCTGGATTCTCGGGGCGCACAACAAGACGAACCTCCAGCGCCGGTCGATCCGCTGGCTGGTCGGTGATGAAACGTGGCGCTGGCCCGAGGGACACATGGCCGAAGCCGAGGCACGGGTCACCGCCTTCGGATGGCTCGGCAAGTGCATCTTCATGAGTCAGGGCGGCGAGGAGGACGACGACACCCATCGGAAGTTCGATACCACCGACCAGCGCGAGTGGACGTTCGCCTGCCCGAAGTGCCACCACCGGCAGCCGTTCAAATGGGAGAACGTCGAGTGGAGCAAGTCTGCGAAGGACGATTTCGGCGACTGGGATTTCGACGAGGTCCGGCGCACGACCTCGATGCGCTGCGAGTCGTGCAACCACTACTTCACTGACTCCGAGCGGACGCGGCGGGAACTCAATGCGTCCGGGAAGTTCATCAAGAAGAACCCGAAGGCGTCGGCGGAGAACGTCGGATTTCACTGGAATGCCCTCTGTGCGATGAGCTGGGGGGCGCTGGCCGAGCTCTACCTTCGGGCGAAGGCGGCGGCGCGGAAGGGCGACGTGACCCTGCTCCAGCAGTTCTACCAGAAGCGCCTCGGGCTGCCGTGGCGGGAATACGTTGAGGACTACAAGCTGGAGATCGTCAAATCCGGGTACAAGCGCGGTGAGAGCTGGGAGGAGGAGGGCGCCATCGACCCGCGGACAGGAACCGTGCTCGCCGCGCCGCTGCCCGAGCGGAAGGGGCTGATCCCGCTCCGTGTTCTGACGGTCGATTGCCAGATGGACCACCTGTTCGCGGTCGTCCGTTCGTGGTCGGCGGATGGGTCGAGCCGCCTGGTCTGGAACGAGCGGATCCTCACCTTCACCGACATCGACGTCCTCCAGGAACGCTTCGAGATCCATCCGAGCCTCGTGTTCCTCGATGCCGGCTACGCGACCTACGACGTCTATCGCGAGTGCGCCAAGCGCGGGTGGGTGGCGCTCATCGGCGACCGCCGCCCGGTCTACCCGCACAAGAGCCGGGA